ATACGCTTTTCTAGCATGAGGGTTAGCAACACATTCTTAACCGCCTTCATAGCCTTACCAATCTCGTCAAGCATAACAATGACGGGCTTTCCTGACTGGAATTTAAACCTTGCGTTTGGCGCAAACTTGGTGACTTTAATTTCTTCCCCCTGCAAAGATGCCAGTTCCGTATAAGGAAGGGCAAAGTCCCCGAGGTCTAACAGGGTACAGTCGATGTACGCTACCTCATAGTCAGGGTATCGGGCAGATACCGCCTTGAGCATAGAACTCTTACCAATTCCAGGCTCACCTTGACCGATGATGGTTACATCAGAGCCGACAGTTGCGATAGCATTGGCGAACTCGTTTAAAGATAAAGAACTTCCGAACTTGATACTCATATACTTCTCCTTGTTTAAAATTAAAAAACCCAATACTGTCTGACAGTATTAGGCTACGACCCCACTAACTTCTACTACAATTCTAATTATTACTACTATTATACCGCTATCCTAAGTCTGTGTCAATAGGGCTAGATTAGATTGGTTACTACCTTACCTACTGGCACTTCCTTAGTTGTGTATACATCACACGCTTGCTTAATAAAATAGTTGATGCGATTGTCCACAGTTGTGTATTTATATTTGTATTCCCTTGTGGTGATTGTGTCCTGATACGGATTGCCCTTGTAGTCCTTGCGTTCTATTTGCTCGGTCTTAACTACTTGGTTCTCCTCTGCGTCACTTGCGGCACATATCATGCAAAGAAGTTTGGGATACTGCGACTCATCACTAGCACACATAACCTCGTACACTTTTTCGGCAGTCTTTTTACTTACTGACCCACCTAGCTCATAGCTACGCATTACTTCGTCATCAATCTTGTAAGACCTACGACCCCAATAGTCCCGATGTTGTCCGTGTGGTTCTGCGTGTTGCTCCACTAGGTCATTACTCAGCCACCCATCAGCAAGTTTGAGCATGATCTTGGCATAGTTACGAAACCCCTCTAGCTTGTTGCGTGCTACCTTAATCTTGGCTCGGTCAATCACCCGTTGTTGTAGTGGTTGTGCGTTCTCCACCGCATAGGTATCTGTAAACTTGTTGTACCTAAGTATTGTAGGTTTTGTCGTGTCGATAGGGTAAGCCTGACTCTTATAGTCTAGCCATATCTTGTTGTATTTCTTATAGCATGTCATCATGCGTGGTATGTACCGACAGATATACTCCGCCGTTGTTGGGGTTGCATAGCCACCTGTCTTTAGGTATATGTCCCCGTTAGGTAGGTACAGTACGCAGTCGGTTTGGTACAAGTGTGCACCATAAGCCTCGACACCTTCTACATCTAACGCACCATCTTCTACTACATACACTTTGACTACTGTTTCCCAATCCCTTGTGCGTTTGGCGATTGGTCTTACCTCGGTTGCCCTACCTCTGATAGGCTTGGTGTTCTCATATCTTTCTTTAAAGTGTGTGTATTGATCTAAACTCATTTGATTCTCCTTGTGTGTTGATACTGTCTGACAGTATCGGGTTATTTAAAAGCCATATAAAACATACCTACTAAACCACTTATTACTACTGATACCCATAGCGCACCTAAAAAGGCATTACATAAAAAATCCCATGTCAGCTTGGCATCTGACCTAAAGGTTTGGATTGCACAAGCGTATTTCGCATCCCGATTCGCCTCGCTTAGGGTGCGTGGGATTGGTTGTAAGTTCTTTTCCATTGGTGTTCTCATGCTATTCTCCAGTCAGGTTCGTTCATGTTCTCGTCATAGGTCAGCCAGTCTTTCCAAGGTCTGATAGTTTTACCCCACACATAAAACAGGTCGCCCATTACCTCGCTTACTAGCACCCGCCTTGCTTGCGTCGAGTCTGCCTTGACTAGCCTTGCACCTAGTTCTAGCGGGGTGTTGGGTTTAGCTTTCTTTAGGGGTTTATCCCTCGAGGTCTTGCGTTTGCCCATGCGATATTCTGTGCATCTAATCATCTTGATTCTCCTCTTTCTCGTCATACATCAGTTCATATTCCGACTCGGGTGCGTCGGGGTTGTGGGTTATAGGCTTTTTATAACGGGGGTCTGAAAAGAAGTTATCAGGGTTATAGCCCTTCTTACGCAACACCTTGCGGGCATTTCGTAATGCGGATTCCTCTATCTGACGCACTCTTTCCCGACTCATACCCATAATGTCTGCTATTTCCTGCAAGGTCATCACAGGTTTAAACATCATGGGTTCTCGCCGTTCGTACTTTTTCATTTGTAGTGTTCCTCAATGGTTCGCAGGTTGTTACTGGCTATAACTTGCCATAAGTCCTTGTTTATTAAGGTATTCCCCCAATCGGTTTGATCTTCTAATACTGTCTGACAGTATTGCTCGATTGCTGATACCACGAACGCTTCCTCTATTGAATCGCCCATCAGCTTTTTAATCAGGGCTTTGTTGCTCGGTGCTTTTTTCATGTTGTCCTCTTAGGGTTGGTTGTTGATAGTTCTTTTGGGTTATGTATATATTGATACGCACCCTTGTTAAATGGAATAGCGACAGTAAAACCCTCTGCCACCGCCAAAGCTACATCAATCCCACATTCAATACAAAACTTATAGCCCAACTCCCAACGGGCTAGTGGGTACTCATCACCACAACATCTACATATGTTTTTCATAGCAACTCCAATAATCTCAAACTCCACTCAAAAGCTAAATAGGTGAAAACACCTAGTAGCGCCCAAAATGCAACTTTAAATAACTCCATGGTTTCCTCCTTTAAAAAACTCAAGCGGACAGGCTATTTCGAACCTGTCCTATGAATCTTCTTTTGTTTATTTGCCCTCTGCTATTTTCTCGCAGTCGTTGTTACGGGTTATGGGCATGGGTAGGGATTGATGCGTGTGGTCAAATACTGTCCGACAGTATGTTTAGGGTTTAGTCCGCCGTTGGTATTTCACAACAATCTACTACCGCAGAGATACTGCTCGCCATGAAGATGCAAACCCGCTTAAATGGGAAATCAAGGCTACGCCTACTCTGCACTCGGCATTGGTCTGAGGTCTGTATTCCCCCTCGCCACCGAGCATTTACCTAATTTTTAATGAACGATACTATCGGTACTGTCTGACAGTATTTGGTTTTGTTGTGTCCCTTGACCCAACTCGACTCTACCCCTCTATTATAGTCCTATTCTAATCCTGTGTCAATAGGGTCAGTTCGCTTTCCCGTTCGGGTTAGTGCTGTGTTATGCAAGATGTTTTTTAGTTTGTTTGGGCTTCTTTTGTAAAAACTGGTTTCACTTTGTTCACTCGAGAAACTCACAACGCGTTTTTCTATTTCTCATGTACCTTTACATTGTTAAGTGTTTGGCTACTTTGTTCACTCGTTTGGGGGTTTTGTGCATCAATGTTCACTGGGCAAGGAACAAGGTATTTCTAAATAGATTCAACAGGTTACGAGATTTTAATATACCATGTTCACTCGTGAACAAAAGTATGACACCTGAGAAAAGGGTCTTTCTGTCGTACTGTCTGACAGTATTAAACTTAACAATGTAAAGGCGAGAAAAATTTTACCCGTCATACTTTCTAAAACTGAGTGAACAAGTGAACACTACTAAATATTATATATAAATAAAGAAAGAAAGAGTAGTAAAAACAATGAGTTGCGTGTTGTGCAACGCACCAAAAAGCTGTTCACTCACCAGTGAACATGAGTGAACACAGTGAACAAAGTTGATTTCGTACTGTCTGACAGTATTTCGTTGCCTCGCCAACCGCATCCGAGCCTCGCTGACCACGCTTATCACGCCCTTCAAAAAGAAAAAGCAACAGCAAAAAGAATTTAAATCCGTCGGCTTCGCCGACCTAGATGACACCAGTTCCCTAAAAAAGGGCGAAAAAAAACCCCGCCGAAGCGGGGTGGGTACTGGGTGATTACTGCTTGCTTTCCTCGTACTCATCTAAACCATCGAGTAAAAACATGGCTAAACTTGCAGTCTTATCATCTTGCTTGAACTTATTAAACAAGTTGCGTAAACCCTTAACGATATCTACCTCAGTTGCATCGCCTTTGAATGATACGCTTGCTACCTTCTCGCCCTTAGTCTTAGGGTTAGTCTGTGCTCCCTTTGCTACTGGCTTGCGATATGCATTCATACTGAATGGCACACCATCATTTACAGCCTTGCGGAACGCTGTCGCTAGATTCTTGACAGTTTGCTCCGCTTTGCCCGCTTTGCTTAACACTTCAGTAAAGCGAATCATTACTGCATCACCATTCTTGACTGTGCCAAGTGGCTTATTCTTGCGTGCCTTGCGTATTGCTTGGCAGTCCTTATCAATAGCCTGTGTTGCATTACTAGCGGTCAGGATATTGTTTGCTACATTTTGTGCCAATACTTCTTGAGTTGATAATTTAACAGTCATTTTAAAACTCCTTGTAAGGATATCGTCGTAAACAATATGTCCCGAACCGATGAGTCTATTGTGTACCTATTATAGGTCTATGTCAATAGAGATTTGATTTTCCCGTACTGTCTGACAGTTTTCTGAATCCGCCGAACCCTTGACCCCCACCACCCCATTTTGGCTATGATGGGACCCGCTCGCACCTTGTGCTGTATTTTGCTCAAACGATTACGATTTTTTGAGGGGGGAGGGGTATGTAAATTTTGAGAAACATTTCTAAGGGTTTACCCTAGGAAAAGGGGGGCCTTATGTTTTTGTGCAAACACCCCCGGGGGGTATATATTTTCTAGGTTTTTTACTTATGTACTTTTTGGTTTAAGTGTTATGTTGCGCTGCAACAAAATGTATCGTATACTACACAAATCGGGCGAAAGCCTAACAACCTAAAGGAAACATCATGTTTGATTTTGAAAAGCAATACAAGCAGTACGAAGAATTGGCAGAGCGCATTAAAGAAGTAAACGAGTTTTGGATTAATTCCGTGCTCGCAAGCGCTAAAGAATTCTTTAAGATTAAAAAGTAATAAAAACAAGGGGTTACGGCAAAAAAGTGCATGAAACTTTAATAAAACGTAACCCCAACTAGTACCTATAGGTATAAATACGGCTCACAAATTGAGCCTTAAAGGTACCAAATGCGGCTCAAAAAGCACTAGACAAAGCCCAAACCATCTAGTACACTACCTCGAAACCGGAAAGGGATTCGAATGAGTAGTTGGCTTATTATTGTTACCGGGTTAATATACGGATATATTGCGGTAGAGCAGGGTCTTAAGGGCAACATTTCATTGCTTATTATTTATTCCGGCTATGCCTTTTCTAACGTAGGACTCTATCTTATGGCGACTAAATGAGTTTTACAATATACCAAGCAGACGGTATGAAGGCTATTCAGTGGTTTAGTACGATTGATAGTCTGGTTCAAAGTATGATTGAAAATCCTAAAGACAGGTACCACAGAAATGACCACAATAATCGGTGATTGGCGAAGAAAAATTCTAGTTGCAGATAGCCAGTTTACGGATTCCGATTCTGGCATTAAATATTTCGAAGATAAAATTGTTCCAATAGATGGTGGTTGGTTAGGTGTTGCAGGAAACTGGAGCGATTGCGAAAAAGTTGTTGACTACCTAAGCAAGAAAAACAAAACAAAACCCAAACTTAAATCCGATAGTTCTTTCCTAAAGCTAACCAAAGACGGGTTGTTCTCTTGCGGCGATGACCTTGAATGGGAAAGGGTTCGAACCTTCATGGCGATTGGCTCTGGAAGTATGGCAGCCGAAGTTTGTTTGCGGATGGGACTAACCGCTGAAGTAGGAGTAGAGTGGGCTTGTAATGTAGATGCAAATAGCAGTGGACCAATTAAAACCTATTCTCTAGACGACAAAGATGCCATATAAAGACCCAATAGTACGCAAAGAGAAACACAAAGAATACAGTCGCAAGCACTACGAGAAAACAAAAGAAGCGACAAAGGCTAGAACAATAAAGCAATCGCGTACTGGTAAAGACAAATGGGACGCTTTCAAAGGGACATTACACTGCGCCAGATGCCCGCAAACCCATATAGCCACACTAGACTTTCACCACGTAAACCCAGAAGATAAAGAATATTCGGTCAGTAAACTAATTAGCAGCAAGATGTTTACTAAGGCGTACAAAGAAATTAAGAAATGTATAGTCTTGTGTGCTAACTGTCACCGCATACACCACTATGAAGAATACTTAAAAACCGTGATACACTCCGACCAATGACACAACTATACGGGGCTAACGAATGCCTATAGTGATTGAGCCAGAATCTGGGATACCTTTTCCTTTCGACACGACACCGGAAGAAATTGAACTATTCAGAGACCGAGCTAAAGCTGCAGTTGAAACAATTAGAGAAATCGTCGCTCTTGGCGGCGAAGTAGAAATTACTGAAGAAGACCGGGTAAAGGCCCGAGGTGTTGCAGCGTCTAACGCTCCGCTAAAGATTTCAGAAAAGAATGCGGGGTCGCTAGTGCATTTAGAAGCGATACTATCCGAATATGACAGGGACTTACTCAACGCCTCTAGTCGCCTCCGCTCCTATGTCACAAACAAGCTACTGCTTGAAACAATTGATGAAGATGCACGCATCCGTTTAAAAGCTCTTGAACTACTTGGTAAGGTTGGTAGTGTCGGGCTGTTTACAGAACGCATAGAGGTTGATATGAAAGTTCGGTCTGTTGAGCAGGTTGATGCGGAGTTGGCAACAATACTTGAGAAGTACTTAGGGGATGCGATTCCCGCAGAAGAAGATAGCGAGTTGGACGAGGTTATAAAAGAGCGTAGCCTTTTAGAGATGACTGACGCAGAGCTGGGATTACCGGATCCAGACGCCCAAGAACTAGAAATAAGACCAGAAGACCTAGTTAGGTTAGATGGCAACGAAGTGGTGGAAGACTTTGATAAGCCCTGATAAACTAAAAATCCTGCAAGCAAACAAAGATAAGCTTCCCCCTGAAGTGCGGGCAAAGATTGGTAAATTATTGGAAGAGCGAAGTGATATCACTGCTCAAGAAGAATCCAAAGATGACTTCATGACCTACGTTAATTACGTATGGCCTAATTTTATTCATGGCCGACATCACGTTAAAATGGCCCAAGCCTTCGAAAGGGTAGCCCGTGGAGAATGTAAAAGGCTTATTATCAACATGCCTCCCCGTCATACTAAGTCTGAGTTTGCTTCCTATCTTCTCCCTGCTTGGTTTTTGGGCAAGTATCCCGGCAAAAAGGTTATCCAAACTTCGCACACGGCTGAACTTGCAGTGGGTTTTGGTCGAAAGGTACGTAACCTTGTCGATTCGGATGTATACAAGGATATTTTTCCAGATGTTGCGCTCCAATCAGACTCTAAGGCGGCAGGTCGTTGGGCTACTAATAAGGGCGGTGATTACTTCGCTATTGGTGTGGGTGGTGCTGTTACTGGTAAAGGTGCTGATCTTCTCATCATTGACGATCCCCACTCTGAGCAAGAGGCTACTATAGCCGAAACAAACCCAGAAGTCTACGATAAAACCCACGAATGGTACACATCAGGCCCTCGTCAGCGTCTACAACCGGGCGGAGCTATCGTAATTGTTATGACACGCTGGTCAAAACGGGACTTAACGGGCCAAGTATTAAAATCTGCAGCTCAAAGAAGCGGAGAAGACTGGGAAGTTATTGAATTTCCTGCAATTTTACCTTCGGGTAAACCCTTATGGCCTGAATTTTGGTCAAAATTGGAGTTAGAAGCCCTACACGCCGAACTTCCGAACGGAAAATGGATGGCGCAGTATATGCAACAGCCAACATCGGATGTAAATGCCATTATAAAACGTGAATGGTGGAAGATTTGGGAGCAAGAAGACCCACCCTATTGCGAATTTATCATCCAATCTTGGGATACAGCGTTTTTAAAGACAGAACGCAGCGATTACTCAGCGTGTACTACTTGGGGCGTGTTTTATAGACCGGATTCAACTGGAAGAGACCAAGCAAACATCATACTTCTTAACTGTTTTAAACAACGCATGGAGTTTCCAGAATTAAAACAACGGGCATATCACGAGTATAAAGAATGGGAACCTGATGCACTCATTGTGGAAGCTAAAGCGTCTGGTGCGCCACTAGTTTTTGAGCTAAGAGCTATGGGAATTCCGGTCCAAGAGTATACTCCTAGCAGAGGTAATGATAAAATCGCGAGATTAAATGCGGTTGCAGATATTTTTGCATCGGGTCATGTATGGGTACCAAATACGCATTGGGCGGAAGAATTGGTTGAGGAAGTAGCAAGTTTTCCTTCTGGAGAGCATGATGACTTAGTTGACTCAATGAGTCAAGCAATGTTGAGATACCGTAAGGGCGGGTTTATTAGGCTGCAGTCCGACGAAGAGGACGAAGTGTTAGAGTTTAAAAGCAGACGTAACAGGGGTTACTATAATGTTTAGGAATAAATATGGCAATTGAAAAAGGTTTGTACGCAGCCCCACAGGGTTTAGAAGCTTTAGCCGAGCAACAGCCAGACATTGAGATCGAGATTGAAGATCCAGAGTCAGTAAATCTTAAAACCGATGGGTTAGAAATAAACCTAGAGAAGGAAGATAAAAAACCTTCGGATGAAGATTTTGATGCAAACTTAGCTGAATACATGAGTCAAGGAGACTTAGCGCAAGTTGTTGGGGATCTAATTGGTGATTATGAGTCTGATGTTGCTAGTCGTAAAGATTGGATTCAAACTTATGTAGACGGACTTGAATTACTCGGCATGAAGATTGAAGAACGCATTGAGCCTTGGCCCGGCGCTTGTGGTGTATACCATCCGATTCTTTCCGAAGCGTTAGTTAAGTTTCAATCTGAAACTATGATGTCAACTTTTCCTGCAGCAGGCCCTGTTAAAACACAAATTATTGGGAAAGAAACTCCAGAGAAAAAAGAGTCTGCTGAACGCGTTCAAAATGATATGAACTACCAACTCACAGACAGAATGCAAGAATATCGTCCTGAGCATGAACGTATGCTGTGGGGTTTGGGCCTAGCTGGTAATGCATTTAAAAAGATCTACATTGACCCGGCATTAGATCGTCAAGTATCTATGTTCGTACCTGCAGAAGACATTGTGGTACCATACGGCGCATCTAGTTTGGAATCAGCAGAACGTATTACTCATGTAATGCGCAAAACAGAAAATGAATTACGTCGTTTACAAGTTGCTGGTTTTTATTGTGACGTAGATTTGGGCACACCAGACAATGTTCTGGACGAAGTAGAAAAGAAAATTGCCGAGAAACTCGGTTTTAGAGCTACGAGCGATGATCGCTTTAAGGTTCTTGAAATGCACGTTAACTTAGATTTACCTGGTTACGAGCATAAGGATGAGGGCGGGGAACCTACAGGCATAGCTTTGCCGTACGTAGTGACTATTGAAAAAGGTAGTATGACCGTTCTTGCGATTAGACGAAATTGGGACCCCGAAGATGAAACTCATCAAAAGCGTCAACACTTTGTTCACTATGGTTATATACCCGGCTTTGGCTTCTACTGTTTTGGTCTTATTCATCTCATCGGTGCATTTGCTAAATCAGGCACTTCCATCCTCCGCCAATTGGTTGACGCTGGATCACTTAGCAACTTGCCAGGTGGCTTTAAGACCCGTGGATTGCGTGTCAAAGGCGATGACACACCGATAGCGCCAGGTGAGTTCCGTGATGTAGATGTACCAAGCGGAACAATGAAAGACAACGTAATGACTCTCCCGTACAAAGAACCTTCATTGGTTCTGGCGGGTCTGTTAGATAAGATTATTGCTGAAGGTAAATCATTTGCTTCTGCTAGTGATATGCAAGTATCTGATATGAGCGCTAATGCTCCTGTTGGTACAACTTTGGCAATTCTAGAGCGCACACTAAAAGTGATGTCGGCTATTCAAGCTCGCATTCACTACTCTATGAAACAAGAGTTCAAACTCTTAAAAAGAATCATTGCGGAGTACACACCAGATGAGTATTCGTACGAACCCGTTGAAGGGTCGCCTAAGGCAAAGAAATCTGATTACGACAATTGCGAAGTCATTCCAGTGTCGGATCCAAATGCGGCGACTATGGCGCAAAAGATTGTCCAGTACCAAGCGGTACTACAGTTGGCAGCACAAGCACCCCAGCTTTACAACCTCCCACTTCTCCACAGACAGATGCTCGATGTATTGGGGATTAAGAATGCGGCAAAACTCGTTCCAATGGACGGCGATCAAAAACCGCAGGACCCGATTACGGAGAACATGAGTGTATTAAAGGGCAAACCCCTCAAAGCATTCATTGCGCAAGACCACGAGGCGCATATCAAGTGCCACATGGCTGTTATGCACGATCCTAAGATTCTGTCCTTGCTACAAGGCAACCCACAAGCTCCGATTATGCAAGCCGCACTCATGGCACATATTAACGAGCACTTAGGTTACGAGTATCGCAAACAGATGGAAGAAACAATCGGCGTACCTATTCCATACAATGACAATTCAGACGAGGACTATGCATTACCTCCAGAAGCAGAGTTACAAATCTCTCGTTTGGCTGCTGATGCGTCTGTTAAGTTACTTGGAATTAATAAGACCCAACAACAAGCACAACAGGCGCAACAAGCAGCACAAGATCCGATTGTTCAAATGCAACAACAAGAGTTACAACTTAAAGCTCAAGAAATTGCAATTAAACAGAAGAAACTTGCTGCTGACGCAGCAGGTAAAGCCGATCAACTTGAGATTGAGAAGATGCGTATTGCATCACAAAAAGAAATTGCCGCTATGCAAGTTGGAGCCAAGACACAAGCTGACAAAACAACGCTTGCTGCTAAGACTCGTTTAGAAGGTATGAAATTAGGTGTAGATATTGCGAAAACAAAAGCGCAGATAGAACACCAAAGTAAGCAAGGAAACCAAAAGAAAGGTGAATAATGCTTGAAAAAGGACTGAA